AGACTTTCAACGGTCAGGCCGATTTTGGTCGCCGTGTGACTTGCACTATCTCCCGCAACGGTGATTTGGCTTACCGCACTTACCTTCAGGTTACTCTCCCCGAGATCAACCAGCAGATGAAGGGCAGCGGCCAGGACGGTGTTTATGCCCGTTGGCTTGACTTCCCCGGTGAGCAGATTGTCTCTCAGGTTGAGGTCGAGATTGGTGGCCAGCGCATTGATCGCCAGTATGGTGATTGGATGCACATCTGGAACCAGCTTACCCTGACTGTTGACCAGCGCCCTGGCTACTTTGCCATGGTTGGAAACACCACTCAGCTCACTTACATCACTGACCCCTCTTTCAATGACGTTGACGGTCCTTGCCAGGCCACTGCCCCCCGCCAGGTTTGCGCTCCCCGCAATGCTCTCCCTGAGACCACCCTCTATGTTCCCTTCCAGTTCTGGTACTGCCGCAACCCCGGTCTTGCCCTGCCCCTTATCGCCCTTCAATACCACGAGGTCAAGATCAACCTTGACATTCGCCCCATTGATGAGTGCTTGTGGGCTGTTGGCTCTTTGAACTGCGATGTTGCCGGCTCTGGTGGCAAGGTTGTCACTGCCTACAACCAGTCCCTTGTTGCTGCCTCTCTCTATGTTGACTACGTCTTCTTAGACACTGATGAGCGCAGACGCATGGCCCAGAACCCCCACGAGTACCTCATCGAGCAGCTCCAGTTCACTGGTGATGAGTCCGTCGGTTCTTCTTCCAACAAGATCAAGCTCAACTTTAACCACCCCGTTAAGGAGCTCATCTGGATTGTCCAGCCCGACAGCAACGTCGACTACTGCTCTTCTTTCGAGTGCAACCAGCTCCTCTACGGTCTTCTTGGTGCCCAGCCCTTCAACTACACCGACGCCGTTGATGCTCTTCCCAACGCCATCCACGCCTTTGGTGGAAAGAATGCCACTGCCCTCACCTCCAGCTCCTTCATCAACAACAACATGTTCAACGATGCTGGTGCAATTGATGTTGAAGGTCCCGGCTGGTGGAACGGCCTCTACGACCCCGCCACTGGTACTCCCATCAATCCGGGTTGGTACTCTGCCACCAACATGGGTGGATACGGCCAAGATGGGTATCCGTTGCCGACAGGCAACATGGCTGAGTCCGGTGTTTCTGATGCCGGTGCCTTCGTCCTTGCCGAGACTGCCCTCCTTCTCCACTGCTGGGGCAACAACCCCGTTGTCACCGCTAAGCTCCAGCTTAACGGCCAGGACCGCTTCTCTGAGCGTGAAGGCTCCTACTTCGACACCGTGCAGCCATACCAGCACCACACTGCCACCCCCAACACTGGTATCAACGTGTACTCCTTCGCCCTGCGCCCCGAGGAGCACCAGCCCAGCGGCACGTGCAACTTCTCTCGCATTGACAACGCTACTCTTCAGCTTGTTCTCTCCAACGCTACTGTTGAGGGTGTCAAGACTGCCAAGGTTCGTGTCTATGCCACCAACTACAACGTTCTCCGTGTCATGAGCGGTATGGGAGGGCTCGCCTACTCCAACTAAACGCATTATGCTCACAATTTTTTCATGTTATTTATTTGATAATATGAACAACAATCAAGGGTGTCAATAGTGTTGACACCCTTTTTATTTAAATCAAAGGGAGTGCACAAAACGCCCACCCTTTGCATATCATCGGTGGTAGTAGACACTATGGACATCACGAAAACATCAAACATTTTATTATAAACGGTGGTGTCAAGATGAGTTGGAACGATTCCGAGAGAAAATCGTTTCAAAATATGGGAATATACTTAATTTATAAACATTTATGACAATGTGATTACACGTTTTCCATCAGAAGACGAAGATACATTTGATTCGGTTGATTCGGTTGATTCAGGTGGTTTTTCGGATGCAACATCCAGGATGGAAGACTCGTTGGTCATTGGACTCAACTTCTCTTCAATGAGCTTAGCCGCATTCTCTCCAGTTGCAGTTGCACTTGTTGGTTGTTGCATGACCACCGGCTGCATCATGGTCTGCGGCATCATCATCATCGGTTGTTGTGGCATCATCATCATTGCCGGTTGTTGGCCACCGAATTGCACAAACGGTTGTTGTTGTGGCATCATCATCATGCCACCCGATTGCATAACCGGTTGTGATTGTTGTTGTTGCACCATTGGCTGTTGAATCGGCGACATGGGAGTATATTCAGGCGACATGGGTGTGTATTCCGGGGACATGTTTGCAAACGACAGGGGGGTTGCATCCGCATCTTTTTGGTCCGCTTCGCTTATGGCTTGTTCGTCTCGAATATCCTGCACTGCCAGTGCAAAATTATTGGCATACGGCATTCGTTTCAGCAAGTCGATGACAGCCTCTGCCTTGATTGGCACGCCGTCATTGTAATACAGCATTTGCGCGTTCCAGCCTTCCGGATGTTCGGTTGGATACTTGCCGCCGTGCTGTTGGACGGACCACATCTGCGTCGGCGCACCTCGTTCATCACGAAGCAATGACTGGTAAATCTCTCCACCATTGGCCTCGAAATTGACAAAGTGCCAGCCCAACGACTCGGCTTTTTCTGCGCTTTGTTCCTCTGCGCCTTCTTCTTCCCCTTCTTTGGTGGGTCGCAGTGCTGGACGATTATCTGCTTTCGGCGAACCGTCAATTTTTGGCATCCTGCTGCTCCCCACAGCCGCCTTGTTTTCACGAATGATGTTGGCCGGACCGCCCAGTGTTATCATGGATGTGGAAAATGACATGGACGCGATTTGGTCAATGTTGTCCTCAGTGAGCACGCGTATTTGCACATTCATGGCCTGTAGCTCCTGCATCATCAGCTTGAATGCGTATGGCACGCGCACCACACTGAAGCTGCGCCCGAATCGTGTCAGCTTTTCAATATTGAGTGCCTGATTGTCCACCGATGTGAGTGTATCGGCAAATTGGATAGGACCATCTGCCATCGGGCTCATGAACAAGTTTTGCGCGGGATTGTAAATGGCAATCATGCCCGACTGATTGCACACGGCCATGTAATACTCATCACCGCGTTCCAGCATCGACTGCCGCAAGAAATACGCCGCACCATGCGCAATGACACCGTCGCGCTCCATTTCACCAATGCGCAACCCACCGTCATTTGCACGACCCTGCACCGTCTGTCGCGTGAGCACAGTTCGCGGACCGCGTGTCCGGTAATTAATCTTATCCTTGACCATGTGCTTGAGACGCATGTAATATGTAGGTCCCATGAAAATTTGGCTCTCCATGCGCTCGCCCGTCATGCCGTTATACAACAGCTGTGTTCCACTGTTGTGGTAGCCCAACTCTGTGAGCATTTTACCGAACACCTGATGCTTGGAGCCGTGGTTCACAAACGCGGTGCAATCGCCGAATCCCCCCTGCAGGACGCACGCTTTACCCATGAGCGTCTCTACCAGCTGTCCAATCGTCATGCGCGTAGGAAGCGCGTGCGGATTGATGATGAGGTCAGGTCGAGTGCCGTCTTCTGCAAATGGCATATCCTCTTCCGGAATGATGAGACCCACAGTGCCTTTTTGTCCAGCACGCGAACAGAATTTGTCGCCAATTCCCGGCATGCGCTCCTCGCGAATGCGCACCTTTGCCAGCCGCTTTCCTGACGCTTCGTCCGTTATAAATGTGCGGTCCACCACACCCAGTTGTCCCTTTTTGGGAAACACACTGTCGTCCTCCATTTTTGGCTCATCGGTTGCAGCACCTGCAACCCACTCTTCAGTGACGCGACCAATGACCGCCTTTTTGTCGTCCATTTCGGTGTTTTCCTTGATTAGACCAAAGCGGTCCAGTGCGCTATAATCACCACCCGGTTTCAGGCCACGCACGGCAGACTGCGCTTGCACATTGCAAATCCGTTTGTCATAGGTGCGTTCTTCTTCTTCACGAGTCTCATACATATTGTAATACGTGGTGCGAAACAGGCCGCGTTTCAAAGAGCCTTCGTTGAACAGGATGGAATCCTCCACATTGTAGCCATTATAACACATGATGGCCACAATTGCGTTTTCACCATATGGATGTTGTTCATTATTAATGTATTTCATGTAGCGGCTTTTTACGAGCGGCACTTGGCCATAGTTCAGCACTACGCCCATTTTGTCAATTCGCGAATTGAAGTTGGAAGAGTAGAGAGACACGGCTTGCTTGCCCTGTCCGCATGAAAAATTGTTGCGCGACGACGGGTTGTTTTCGGGAAACACGATTTGGTTGCCCATGACACCAAAGATCAGCGAGGGATGGATTTCAATGTGCGTAGTTTTGCCAGGCACCACGTCGCGTGGGAACATGGCAATGAACGCGCTTTCGGATTCGTTTGTGTCCAAATACTCAATTACAGCACGAGTTGCAGTGAGTGCGGCAAAGTCGGTCGCACCGGCATACAGTTCATGGATGCGATACACGCGACACGGGTCCAATGAAGGCACGCTCTTTGCGGCAAAACCGGTGGTTAACTGTGTCCACGTGAAATTTCCACTTTTGATGGTTTCAATAGCCTCACGACTGGCGTAGCTGGGACGCCGCGTTTCTTCATCGTAGTAAAACACCGGACGACACAAGCGCCCGCCATCCGTCATGAACTGCAGTTCGTTGTGTGCAATATCCCATCGCCCGCTCGTGTAAATGGGAATGAGTGCATTGCGTCGATACAGGAGGAAGAGACGTAACACTTCGCGCGGATTGTTGACTGCGCCCACCCACGCACCATTGACAAACACTTTGGTGATTTGATGCAAATATTTCGGACTGCATTCTTCTAGCAGCTGCATGATGGCAATCTCTCGCAGCCATTGAATGATGGGCAGTGCAGAGCACGGTTTTGTGATGTATGCCGAAATGGCGAGGTGTTTTTGCAAGCCAATGTTGGCACCATCCGGACTGTCGGCGGGGTCAATAATGCCCCACTGCGACCCATGAAGTTGGCGCGGTGTGGCCACTTTGGCGCTTGCGTCCATCGGCAAGTTCATTTTGCGCAGATGTGAAATAAATGAATTGTAAGACAGGCGGTTCAAGTCCTGCACGATGCCTTCCACTTCGGTGCCATCCGTTGCACCAATCGTCCCCTTGTATAGTTTTGACTTGTCCTCGGTTTGCACGGTTGCGGCCCATTTGCCCTTGAACGACTTTTTGAACCCCGCTTCAATAATGCGTTCGCCAAAAATCTCGTTGTAATTGTCGGCAGTAATGACCTGCATGATTTGCGTTCCAACAAATTCGTTGCGGTCGCGGCCGTATTTAATTTTCTTATCCAGCTTGAGTCGCACGTTGTCCACGTGTGCATTATAATATGTGCGAAACAGATTGAACATGAGCGAACCCGGCACCTCCACACGCTTGAACTTGAAACTGTCGCGGTCAGTGGGTCGTTCCGCATTCGAGGCAACTAGCAGCATTTTGTAGACCATGTATCCCAGAAAATACGCTTTAGAACCGAAATTCAGTTCTCCAATCTGCGGCATGAAGTAATTCATAAGAATATTTTGCACTTGGGCGACGGTTTTCTCTTTGGTCATTGTGGCAATGAATTTGAGGGCGGCGGCTTGTGTAAAGATTTCGCACGCATCATGCACGGACGGAATGAACAAATCCACCATGGAAGCATTGGCTTCCAGATTCAGTAAACATCTCTCCACGACGTCGCGGTCGCTGATAATGCCGAGTGCGCGCATGACGATGAAAAGCGGAATCGGTTTACGCACATTCGGAATGTCGACAACAATTTGACCATTGGAATATTTGGCATCGGGTGCAACCATTTTTACAGCCATTTTGCGCTCGGGTTTGGAGGGGTCTTCTGACACGGTGCGCACTTCGGCGCTATAACTGTAAATCGCATCGGGGTCATCTGCATTGGAACGCACGTAAATCATGTTGTCAGCGAATTTTTCTTGCGACACAATGCACTTCTCTTTGCCGTCCACAATGAAGTAGCCGCCGTAGTCATTGCGACATTCGCCGGCATAAAATCGGGCTTCGGGTGTCATGCCGTGCAGGATGCAGGCATTGGACTGCAGCATGATGGGAAACCGTCCCAAGCTGAGCTGTTTTAGTTCCACGCGTTCGTTCAACTGGATTTTCTGGACGGGGTCAAAGACACGGTAAATGACATCCACATCACAGTGAATGGTCATGCCGTAAGTCATGTTGCGGAGACGGGCTTCATTGGGATACATGAAGTGTGCGCGTGGTTCTTTGGAACCCTCTTCTGCAACGTCGTCATAAATGATGGGTTTGCTAAATGAAATGCGGTTGCCTTCGACTCCGCCCAAATAAATTTCAATGACGGAATTGTATTTTCCGGTTTCCTTATTTTCATCCTTTTCTAGAATGATGGGATTGCGGTCTTTCATGATGCGTGCGATTCCGTTGCTCAAAAAGTCATTGTAGGATTCCAGATGATGACGCACCAGCACATTGGGATTGTCCTTAAAATAGTGGTCAATGATGTTCCATGAAAGCGTTTCTTCCGCGGTTTTCAACGCATCTGCAATCAGCTCGTTTTCATCTGAATTGTGTGTTCGTTTTCTTTGCTGTTCCTTGCCTTGTTCTTTTGTTTGTGACATGGATACTTATTTATTATTATGTA